GGGCCACCGGGCAAATGGGCCTAAAGAAAACCTTTGCTGGCGCGTTTTTGGCCAACGACGGCGCGTTTACCAAGAGCGGCACCGGGGCAAGCACGATTTACCAGTTCGACCTGAACCTCAACACGACCAACCTCAACGCGGAGTTCCCGCTTGATACCGAGGACAGCATTTCGGCCAAGGTCGAAATTGAGTGGACCGAAAGCGGCACGACTTCGAGCACCCTGCCGACCTCCGCGACAGTGTTTAACGATGTCATCCGAGGAGGCGAGGGTGTGCCGACGGTAACCGCCGCCGCGTCCTTTAAGCTGCTGGCCCCTGACTCAAGCCTGTGGACCGTGACAGTGGACAACGACGGAATTTTGACAGCGACCAAATAATCAAAAGCCCATGCACCTCGCCCGCCTCCTAACCCTCCTCGCCGCCGCCGCCCTAGCCGCCGCACCCGCCGCCGCGCAGACAATCAAATCGCTCGGCTACAACACGACCAACGGCTTCGTCGTTTACGGCGGGACAAACGCGCTGACTTTCACGAACTCGCTTCAATTTGCGACGAATGCGCGGGCGGCTACTCGGACGAACCTCGGCCTCGGCACGGCGGCGGTGGAGGCTGCCACGGCCTTCCAGCCAGCCTCGGCCAACTTGACCAATCTTGCCTTAAATGACGCTGCCAGCTTGACCAATTTCCCCGCCTTGCTTCTTCGCACTAACGGCAGCGCGGCAGGGCTGACAAACTTCCCCGCCAGCGTGTTGCTGACCAACGGCAGCGCGGCGGGCTTGACCAATTTTCCCACCCTCAATCAAAACACCACTGGCACGGCGAGCAATGTGACCGGAGTGGTTGCCGTGGCCAATGGCGGCACGGGGGCCACCAACGCCGCATCCGGGGCCACCGCCCTCGAACTCGGCGCGACTAACAACGTCACCTTCAACAACCTCACCACCAGCGGCACGCTGACGGCCACCGGCAACGTCACCATGAACGGCGTGGGCAACACTGCGCCCTCGCAGGCGGCGAGCAGTGGGGCGAGCTTGATGACGAGGGATTTGGTCGATGCGGCATACACAAGAACCTTCAACAAATACGCCGTGTATGAAAGCTACAATTTTACCACAAATATGCTAACGGCAATTGGCGGTAGCGCATCGCCAAGCATAACCACCGGCGGCGTGGACGCCCCGGCTTGGGCTTATCGTCCAAATAGCACTAATAACGGGGCAAACAACTACCAAGCTCTCCTCGGACCATACGCCACACTTTCCACGGGCATCCGCAGTCAGAAAAACTGGAGCAAAAAAACCACACTTGGTGCTCGGATTATGCACATCTCAAGTGATGGGACTTCTCGTTATTACTACGGACCAGTAGCGTCAAGTTGGGCTGGCGGCGACTTGGCCGTAAAGGGTATCGGTTTTGAAATAGTAACAAATTCTATTTTTGCGGTGTGCCATAACGGCACAAACAAGACGACCTCGGCATCTGGTGTCGCCTTAACAAACCTACACATCTACAATGTAGTTTCTGAATCCGACGGGGCGGGCAATGTGAAGTGGTATGTTAATGGCGCAGAGCAAACAGCACTAACAAATGGACCCAGCGGACTATCCGCATCATCCGCATACGGATTTGTAACCGAGGCAGTCAACCCAACTCCTGCGGCGGGAACATTTATTCATATCCAAGCACTTCAACTGATCTCGGAATTATGAAACTCCTCCTCTCCAACAATAGCCTAACCCGCTACGCAAGAAGCGGCGACTACGCCGCCACCACCGCCATTCCTCTTGACGGCGACCTCGCGACAACCGCGCAGACGCTTCTCGCATGGCTGCAAGCGCAACTAGTCGAAGGCGAATCAGTCGGCCAAGTGTTCATCGAGCCAGACGGCACGCACTCCGAATATGAAACAACCGTGGACGCCGAAGGCAACGAGTCACAGGTCGCCACAAGCACCCGCCCCAAGCTATCCGCCACCATCTCCGCGCACGCCCCGCAGGGGTCGCGCAGCGTAGTCTTCAGCAGCGAAGCCCTGCCCACCGAATTACGGGACGGTCTGCTCGCGGCGTGGGCAGCAATAGACGCAATGCCGTGAGCTACTGGCAGCAGCACATGACCACCGTGGAGCGCGGCGCACTCGGCACGTTTGCCAGCCTCGGCAGCGCGGCGGTTTCTATGGTCTCGCACTTGGAAGTCTATCTGCGGGTCGCCGGGTTGATGGTTGGCCTCGCCGTGGGTGTCGTGACGCTGATTTCTGTGGTGAAAGATTTGCGCCGGAAGAAATAATATGGCCGCCACGACCTACGATTTGCTGATTGAGCAGGGCGCGACCTACTCGCAGGTGATTACCTACAAGGACAACGGCGCGCCCGTAAACCTGCAAGGCTACACGGCCCGGATGCAAGTGCGCGCCACGCTGGAAGCAGCAACCGCCCTCATCGAACTCACCACGGCCAATGGCCGCATTGCCCTCGGCGGGGCGGCAGGCACGATTACCTTGAGCATTTCGGCCACAGACACCGAAGCCTTAACCTCGGGCCGAGCGGTCTATGATTTGGAACTGGTGAGCGGCTCGGGCATCGTCACGCGGCTTTTGCAAGGCGTGGCCACCATCAGTCGCAACGTGACGAGGTAAAGTCATGGCCGACTCTCTCGTCATTGAAGTTAGCCAGACCGCCGTGCTGGAAATCGGCGCACCCGGCCCGCAAGGCGCGTCGGCCGTGCTGGCCGATGGCGTGACCAGCGTGACGCTGCGGACGGCCAGCGGAGCGGAGTTTGCTTTGAGCGTGGATGACGACGGCGTGCTGACTACGACGAGGCTTTAGCGCATTCGCGGTTCGTGAATAGCGAACGCGCTACCCGGACATTTAACCGGACATTTCGCCGGGTGGGGGCTTTGACACCCCGGCGAGGGTATGAGCTACCTCGTCGCACGACTCAAAGAAAAGTCCACTTATTCCGGCATCTTGGCCCTGCTTTCCGCCGTTGGCGTGGCCGTGGACCCCGAGCAATTCAGCGCCATCGCCGCCGCCGTCATGGCGCTGGTCGGCGTCTTCGAGGTCTTCCGCCGGGAGAAGAAGTAGTGCGGGCGATTGTCTTAGCACTGGCCGCTCTCGCCCTCACCGGCTGCGCGGGGATGAAGATTGGCATGGGCTACAATATGGAGGCCAAGCAATTCTTTTTGCAGTTGGAAAAGCCGCTTGAGACGGGCTTCAAGAAGTGAAGATGTAAGTGAAGATTTTCTCATGGTTAAATCGTTTATTCGGGGTCTCGCAAAATGGCCCAGCGGCGACCTCGCCGAACTCCTCCTCGCCATCAAAGAAATCCTCGACGCCCGCGCCGAGCATCAAGCCGAAGCCAAGCGCGGCAAAAAGCTTCCCAGAAACTAAGGTCCGCACGCCTAACGTCTCGGCCAAGGCGATCCGGCCCGAGGCCGTGGTGCTTCACCATTCGGGCGGCAGTTATGCGGGCGGGGTAAGCTGGATCAAGAACCCTGCCAGCCGCGTCAGCTACCATGTCCTCGTGGCCGAGGATGGCCGCCGCACGGTGTTTGCCAACCCGACGCAACGCACTTGGCACGCGGGCAAAAGCGAGTGGATGGGGCGCAAGGATCTCAACAGTTGGAGCATCGGGGCTTCGTTTGCGGGCGACACCAACACCGAACCGCTGACGCTGGCCGCGATGGAGAGCATGGCCGAATATCTTGCGCCGATAATGCGCGAGTATCGGCTCACCGTGGCCGACGTGACTGACCACCGCACCGTTGCACCGGGGCGCAAGGATGATTTGGCGTGGCGAGAACTGGAGCGTTTTAAGGCCTATCTAAGCAAAATGTTGGCCGCCTATTAAAGAAATGTCCCTGCGCTTTGAACAACGCCGCGCGCTATTAAAGGCCCGCCAGCTTCTGCGCGATTTGCTCCACCCTTCCACCCGCCCGAAGACCGTGAAGGAATTGCGCGAGCGAGCGCATGGCGCGTTGCGGCATTTTCCGTTCCTCGATGAGCGCGGCGAGCCGCTGTGGTCGCAAGACGAATTTGACCAATGAGCGCGTGGCGGAACAGCAGACGCGAGGGGCACAACCCGGAAGCTGAAGGTGTCGAATCCTTCCGCGCTCGCCTTTTTTGACAGGCAGACGAAATAAATGGCGGGGGTCGTGCAACGGAAAGATAAACCGTGCCGCTCGTTTGTGGGGAAACACCCCGACCTCGCCCCTTTTTTTTGGCGGGGGTTTAGCGGCGGAGAGATAAACCGTGCAGCTCTTTTGTGGGGCAAGTGCCCTGACCCCGCCCCTTTTTCTTAGTATTAACCAACGTCACTTGACCGCGCAAAGTGACGATAGTTAACCAACGCCAACCCGCCGCGAGATTTGGCGGTGGTTAATGTATAGCGAACCGCCTTTTAGTTTACACAAAAGCGCCTTGTGTTCGCTCGGCTATACACAAAGTGCCTAACGAGTGCAACAACCTGTCATTTTGTAACAGTTTAGCACATCTTTTGTATACCCGCTCGGGAAGTGGTCAAACGGCGGCAACACTGTTAGCGGGCGAACGCCGACAAATGCTATACCCGAGCGGGCATTTCGGTGACATCAACGAAATGATCTTGCGGGGGGGGGATTTCGTCAGAAAAGTGGGCGCTTTTTCTAACAAAGGGGGGGCAAATTGACCCCTCCCTTATGCCGTGGAAATCGACGGGATTAAACCCATCGAAAGTGATGGGATTAGCGCCAAGCAAGCCAAAGGAAGCCCAAGTTGGCTGCAAAATATCCTGCAAAAATGCCACACATGGGCCAATTTTTTTCATAGGCAAAGCCTGCGCTGGTGGCCGCGTAGCACAGCGTGCAGAGCAAGAGAGGCCAGAAGGTCATTTGTCCGCCCGGTGCTGGCCGATAGTCACCTTGCCGTCGTTTAAGCCCGCCGCCCACCGCACCACGACAGACACAAGCCGCTCGTGATCGCGGACATTTTCCTCGGCCACGCATGGCATGGTGACGTGGGCCAACTCGTGGGCGACAATACCAAGCAAGTTGCCCTTAAGTGCGGCAGGGTGCAGAAACACGGTGCGTTTGCGGTAATGGGCCATGCCCTCGCACAATTCTTTGCCTGGAGGCCGCTGCACTTTCACGGTCCACCATTCGCCATCGAGCTTGAACCGCAGCGTAGGGCGGCGTTTGCGAGGCTTACGCGGGCCTGTGGCGGGCTTTGGCATCTTATTTGAGGCGGTAGTGCGGCACAGGGCGCGTTAGCTGTTTGAGTCGCACGCGGAACATTCGGCACTCGCACGCGCCCGAGTCCAAAAGGGCGCGGAGGCGTGGCTTGAGGGTGGCCTTGGGGAGCTTCAATTTATCCGCGATGGCTTTAGCTGAATGCCAACCGGGAGGAACGACATCGACAGGGGTGGTGATCTGCGCCAAGGCCGCGCACCACTGGGCGAGATCGGGATCTGGCTGCAAAGGCTCCCGATCCGCCCGGCGTCCCAGGCGTGATACCCGTCGCTTCGGGTCGGAAAGTGCGCATCGTGGAGAGGCGTCCCGAGAAAGTGTCGCCTTCATAGCGGCAGGCGGTAGTGGGGGGAGAGGGTGACGAGATTCACCGTGCAGGCTTGATCGTTGTATTCGCCATATGCGAAGCCGTGAGACCATCCCAACGTGGCGCGGCGGGTTTTTGCATACCCGACATTCAGATCAAGACCGCAGCCGATGTTGTAGCCGACAACCGGACGCTGCGTGCGACCCTGTTCCTGCGCGACTCGATGAGTGTGCCCGAACACGCACGACATCCCAAGAGTCTCCGCATGGTCGCGGGCCGCAGACACCGAGAAGATTACCCCGTGCAAAAACAATGTGTCGCCAAGCAGCGTGCAGGCCTCCGGGCGCAGGCCCGCATACGGCACGACCTTGGCCTTCATTTTCTTTGCGGCGTCCGTGATCTTGCCGATGACTTGCCCTGCTGCGTAGCTCACGACCGCGTTGCCGCTATGGGCAAGGCCGCAAAGACGGTCTTCGTGATTCCCGAGGTGGATCGTCGAAGGCTCAAGCTCTTGCAGGAAGGAAAGGCCAGCGAGCAGATCATCTGCCATCGACTCCGCGCGGTCGGGGTCATCCGCATCCCGCCTCGCCCCGGCCCGCAGCGCGGCCATATCGGTGAAGTCTCCGAGGTGCAGAACGTGTTGGGGTGCGTAGCTCTTGCGGAAAGCCAGCATTGCCTTGGTGGCTCGAGGGTCGGCAAGATGACCGTGCGTGCAAGATACCGCCATCCACCGTTTCCACTTGCGAGTAAGTGACGCCACGACCCGCGCCGATATGTCAAAGCCCCAAAATAAAATGGTTCCCTTTTGGTTACTGCTTGTGACGGATTCCCCACCGCCGCGCACAAACTCCGCATTTTACCTACGCACAGGGCGCATGGAGTGTGGGCGAGGTCAAGGGGGTCAAAAAGTAACCAATGTGTAACCAACCCCGACCTTTACCAATATGAAAACGCCACACCCGATTTCTACTGTCCGCGCCAGACTCAAAATCTGGTTCCCGCAAGGGAGTGTGGGTTCGATCCCCTCCACCGGCATACTCTAACCCCCTGTAAATCAGGGGGTTAAGTTTTTAAGGGGCGCGAAAGTAACCACATTTAAACCATGCCGTTGCGTCCTTCCGCTCGGTGTAATCAAGGTAGTTTGACCGGACGATTGCCTCGCTGTTGCCCATCTCCAAGGCGACCTGTGCGGCGGATTTGACGACCGCGCAGCGGTATGAGCCGTAGGAATGCCGCAGCCCGTTCTTAACCCATTTGACCCCGCCGCGCTTGATTCTCTTGGCAAGGTTGTCGATCCGCAACCCTTGCGGGCAGACATGATCCTCCGGGGCAAAGTTCGCTTTGCGGAGCCACGTTGCCAGCGCGGGGTGGATCGGGACGAGGCGGCGGCGGTTGGTGTTCTTCGCGTTCTCGGGCAAGACTTCGATCAGCCGCTTGCCAAGCTTCACTTCCCGCCACAAGAGCTTTTCCGCCTCGCAAGTCCGTAGGCCCGCCAGACCGCAGATCGCCAGCGGGAGACGCCATTCCGGGGCAACGGCAGCAAGCAAGGCGCGGAACTCGGGCGGGGTGTAAATGGCGGGGCGTTTCTTTGCAACGTCGAGCGCGTGCGTCCGCTCCGGGGCGGTCATGCCATCGGGCAGGAATCCTTGCTTGCGGCACCACCCGAAAAACGTGACGAGCGTCGAGCGCACGTTGTTGTGCCGCCTTGGCCCGACCCCTAATGAGTCAAGGTGTGCCTTGACTGACGAGGTGGACACATCGGCAATCGGGCCGGGATGCTTGTCGGTGAAATGCTTGATGTCTGCCGCGACCGTCCTCGTCTCAACCCCGCGCTCGGTGAGGTGACTCACGTAATTACGTGCGGCCTCGGCGGTCGCAGGACTTGCGGCCCGCTGACCCCGCCACGCAAGGAACTCGGAGACGAGGGCATTGTCCAGCCCCCGGAGGGCAGAGCGTCCGTCTCGCAGGAGGGCGAGTTGTTCCTTGGCCTTTGCCTTGGCCTTGCCGAGATCCTTGGCAGCGCACAAGACCCGCTTGCCCGCCCTTCGGGTGTGCCACCGCCAACGACCGTCGCCGGGGGATTGCCACAGGCGGCAGGAGAACCCGCCGACTCGGACAACCTCATGCTTCATGGCTAAAAAAGGGAATGATCTTGCGGTTCGTGGGTCTTGATTGCCATGCTACGCTTTCCGCTTCTCGGCCACCCTCAACAGGGGTTTTGGCTCAATGACCTCGTAGGTAACGTGCTGACGCACCAGCACCCCGCCGTTGACGGCCTTTTCGATTACGGCGTGCATCCACTCGCCCGCCTTTAATCCCTGCGCCTTCGCCGCCGCTTCAACATCGGCCTTTAGCTGGGGCGTGGCCCGGAAGGCGAGGTGACTTGATTTTGTTCTCATGGGGTTAATTAACCTCATTTTTGAAGAAAGTAAAAATAAATGAAAAAAATGCTTTACGCGGGTTATACCTTGGGTTAAACCTTGAGTAAGACATTAGGCAACCCACCATGCCAAACCCGAAAAACAAGCGCCCATTTTTGGGCATCAGCGGTCTCTCGCAGCAAGCGATTGAGGCACTGCGCGCACGTGCCCGCGCCAACAATCGCAGCGTCAGCGGCGAGCTACGCGCAATCATCAAAGCGGAACTTTCGTCATGCGATTCCTTCGCGCACGACGGCCCAAACAACGAAGGGAACTGAACAACCAAAACAACATGGACCCACTATCAGTCATCATCGGAACCGGATTGATCGCCTCGCTCGTCGGCCTTGCGTTTCTTTCCGGGCACGAATACGGCAGAAAAAACGGCATCGTTTGCGCGCGCACTGCCGAGCGCAACCTTGCCAACCTTCGCGTCAACGCTGTGCTGGCAAGCGAAAACAGGCGCAAGCCCCGCACCCGGAGGACGGGCAAATGAGCATCCGCCCTGCAACCATTGACCGCACGGGTCAACAACCTTGCTTGCCGACCGGGGCATTGCTTGCCGTCTGCGAGCGGCTCGCACAAGGCCACGCGCCAACGCTGCGCGAGCGGGTGGTCAAATGTTTAGGCAACCTTCGCAGGAGGCTTTCACAATGACTCCCGAGCCACCGGAAACCGCCATCGGCGCAATGCTCGTCCTCACCGCAATCGCAGTTGGCATTGTTGTCCTCGTTGAATTTTTCGCACGATGAAAAAGCCCTCCTCCATGTTCAGCAAACCCCGCGCTAAAGGCTGGGGGAAGAACGCAAAGAACAATCACGCCAAGGGACGCAAGCACGGCGTCTCTCGCGCAACTCGGGCAGACCGAGAGCTTATGGAGTTTGTCCCGCCGCCGACCCGCAGCCGCAAAGGGGGCTACCTTTACGCCAACTGCGTTGTCCTTGCGGCTGCCGTTTTCGGATCGTCGGCCCGCGCATGGGCCGAGGCAATGCTGCCAAGCGCGCGGCAACTCGACGCGAGGAGGTTCGCGTGAGTCACGAAATGGAAATAGAGGACTACATGGTCGATCTTCGGCGCAAGGTTGCCATCGTCGAAGAGCAGAACCAAGCCCTGCGCGAGCAAAACAGCCGACTCACGCTGGCGCTCGACGAGGCGCTCGCTATCGCGCGCAAATACCGCAACCCCGAGGGCTACGAAGTATGAGCGGGGCCGAGCATATCGCTTTGGGGAGCGTGACGTTTGGCCCCGCCCCTACCGCCGAGGACAGCATGGCGGAAAGCATTGTCATGCTGTTGCATCGCTTGGCCGAGGTCGAAGCGGAGAGGGATTTTTACAAAGCGGCGGCAACCAAACTGGCAAAGCCACAACGGAGACGTAAGCAGTGAACGTGCTTGGCATCGATCCCGGCCCCGAGCAAACGGCATTCGTTTGGTTCGATGGAACCCGCCCCGGATTGAGCGGGATTGTCGGCAACGAGGAAATGCTCGCCCTTCTCACGCAAGCTCAAACACACGGGGCAAATATCTGGTGCGAGGACATTGCCTCCTACGGCATGGCGGTCGGGGCATCGGTTTTCGGAACCTGCATTTGGATCGGGAGGTATTGGCAGCGGGTAGTCGATCACGCCTTCTTTCATCGCGTCTATCGCAGGGACGTAAAGCTGCACCTTTGCAATTCGCCGCGCGCCAAGGACGGCAACGTGCGCGTGGCCCTCATCGACCGCATCGGCCCGCAGGGAACCAAGCGGCAACCGGGGCCGACTTACGGCATTCGTTCGCACACATGGGCCGCTCTGGCGGTCGCGGTCTATGGGCACGATCAACTTTTCGGACGGACAACCCTCGGTCGCCCGCCCGCATGAACACAGAAACAAAGACGCCGGGAGGCGGCAACCCCCCGGCGCGATTAGCACAAACGCATGAACACAGAACACGCATCCAACGAAGTGCAGCCCATAGGCAAAACTATTGCGGCGGCATTTGTCAAGGCGCAGGCCGCTTTCGGCCCCGCGCTTAAAACCAGCGACAACCCACACTTCCGCAGCAAATACGCAGGACTGGACGCTTGCATTGAGGCGGTCGTGGGCGCGCTCCACGCCAACGGCATCGCGCTCATGCAGCGCAACGTGCCGTGCGAAAGCGGCGTCTCGGTTGAAACAATCCTGCTTCACGCAAGCGGGGAAACGATCAGCGGCGGCATCCTTCACGTTCCGGCCAGCAAGCAGGACGCGCAAGGCTACGGCTCGGCGCTTACCTACGCGCGGCGCTACGGCATTCTGACCCTCTGCGGCATCGCGCCCGAGGATGATGACGGCAATGCGGCATCGAAGCCCGCGACTTACAAAGCGCCCGCGCGCACCGCGCCCCGCTTAACCGATGAGATTTCCGAACCGATCAACCGCAGCACCAAACCTAAGAGCAACGGCAAGGCTCCGGTTGCAGCGGCGGTCGGGTCAGAAGCCGAGGAAGAGAACCTTCCTTGGGATTAACCACAACAACCAAAGGAACACAGAACACCATGATTAGTCTCAGCATCAAAACTGAAAAACTGGAGAAGGAACACATCATCGCAGGCAAAAACGGCAAGATCGTTGCCGTTGTCCTGTTTGAAAACAAGGATGGCAAGGGTCAATACGGCGATGACGGATTCGTCGTGCAGAGCGTGAGCAAGGAAGCGCGCGAGAACGGAGTGCGCGGCCCCATCGTCGGCAACTGGCGTTATATCGGGGCGAGCGCAGGCAGCAACCGCAACAACCAACCGGAGGACTCGGGCAACGACCCGTTCTGACCTATGGGCTGGATACAATACATAGATCGACGCCCGGAGGCGGGCGACACGTGGCTCCCGTGCGACTCTTGCGCGGGGGCCGGGGGCAACGGGAGGGACAACGAACCGACCGACCGCGCGCACCTTCACGGCGACACGCCGCTTATGGCTTGGCAGGGCTATCGCCCGACCAACCTCTGCGAGCAGTGCCACGGTGAGGGCGGGACATGGTTGCCGCAGCGCAGGCCGTGGCGGAATCACCGCCGCTGGCCGTCCTTTGCGGACCAGATAACCAACCGCAACGTCTCTTGCTTAATTCAAAGCTGGCACGAGGAGCGTGAGGCGTGGCTGCCCTCGATGACGCAGGAAATGCGCGCGGGCTTTGTCTGCGAGTATCCAAACGATGCGGACGCCCCGCAGGAGGTCGCACAATGAACCTCCGCGAACGAGCCGCTTGTGACGGCCTGCTCGATGATGACGCGAGCATCATGCAAAGCATGGAATGGCTGCGCGAACATTGCGAGCGGTTGGCGTGGGAGTTGGAGTCCACCGGACGCGAACTCAAAGACGCAACGGCAAAGCTGCACCTTCGGGAAAGGAGGGCGGAATGAGCCGCTTTCATGCCCCGGAGGGCAGCGTGACGGAACAATCCGTCCGCATGGCCTTCAACTACGAATACATGGTTCCCATCGAAGTTGCTTGGGATCTGGAGCAGCAGCGCAATAACTACAAGGAAATGTGGGAGTCTTGGCGCACTGAAAACGCGCACAACCTTCGCACAATCACCTCCTTAAGAGAAGACCTGCAAAGGGTCACCGAGGACTGCTTTATGCTCCGCAAGATGCGGCAATCGGTCGAGCGCGAGTTTCACGAACTGCACAAGACGGTGATCGGAGGTGCAAAATGACTTGGCAGCCCGAACTCTGGAGCTACGGCGAAAGCTGCGCGATGAAATCGCCCAACGGCACCAAGTTCCGCGTCACCGTGGAGCACGATGGCGTGAGTCCGCTTATCAAGACGCAGCCCGAAACTCACCACCGCCCAACTCAAGCGGGTCGCATCCTCGCATATTTACGTGCGGGACATCAGATCACGGCATTGGACGCACTCGAGCTATTCGGTTGCTTCCGGCTTGCCGCCCGCATCCACGAACTGCGGCAGGACAACTGGCAGATCAACGAGCGCACGGTCGAGACGGCCAGCGGCAAGCGGATCGCGGAGTATTCGCTATGATCTACCTCAACCTTAAAACCTCCACCCTGCGCGCCCCCGAATACATCGGCAGCGAACCAACGCAGCGCGGCACGTGGCTCAACCTCATGTGCTATTGCTGCGAGCAGGAGAACGGGGGCGTGATCGACGGATGCGCGGGGTGGAAGGACCGCCAATGGCAACAGACGGCCGGGGTAACGCTGGCCGAGGTCCGCGAGGACTGCGACTTGTGGAAATGGGACGGCGAAGCTCTCGTCGTGACGTTCTACCCGTCCGACAAGGAGGCCGAAGTCCGGGGCAAGCGGGAGGCTGGCAAAAGAGGGGGAAGTGCCAAGACCGAAGCAAAAACCCAAGCAAGTCGGAAGAACGGAGCCAAGCACAACCCAAGCACAACCCAAGCAGAACCCAAGCTGGAACCCAACGGAAAGGAAGGGAATGGAAAGGAATGGAAAGGAATGGAAGGGGGGACGATGCAAAAAGTCGAACAGACCCCCGCCCTTTCAGAATTTCTTGAGGAAGCAAAAAAGATCGGAGTCGAGGCCGAAGTCGCGACGGAGATATGGCACGACAACGAATCCCGCCCGATCACCCCTTACGGCCAGTGGACGGACTACCGGGGCAACCCGATCGCCAAGTGGCAGGCAAACATGATGGCCCGAGCCTCGCAAATCCGTTCCCGCAGGGGCAGCGGCACGGGGAAGATTAACGGTCACAGCAAGCCCGAGGGGGTTTGGTCATTGCAGCAACGAATCGAGGCCGCACAGAAAGAGGTGGAGCGCATTCAAAGCAATCCCTCGAACAAGGTGCAAGTCGATGATAGCTTCGATCGCGTCCTCCGACCGGAGCATCTGGCGAAGGTTAAGGCGTTGAAGGCGAGCATAAGCGAGATGCGGCAACGCATGGCTGGGGTGGAGGACGCGAAATGACCTATTCCGATTGCTTTACAAACGAGCAACTGCACCACGCTCTTGCGAAAGCCGTGGCAGAGCGCGACGAGGCGCGGGAAATAATAGCCGCCGCGTTGTCCATATTGCCGTGCGGGCACATTCCCTCGCATACCCCCGAGAGCATCCCCGACCGCATTCGCGAGTTACTTGACAGTTGGGTTTCAGCCGAACGCGAGCGCGACGAAGCCATACAAGAGCGCGAGCGCTGGAAAATGCAGGCCGAACAAAAATGGGGAATGCGCCGAGAACTTGAGGAGTTGCTGGGAGTTAGTGACACCGAATCCGAAGAACAGTTTGCCAAGGGGGTTGCGGCGTTGCGGGATCTGATTCAAGAGCGCGACGAGGCGCGGGCCGAAGTGACGCGGCTGGTTGCCGAAACGCCGTGGGGAGCGAACGACGAAACAAAGGATGAGTGGCTCGACCGTCAGCGGGAGAAATACAACATCCTCACCAAAGAGAATGAGCAGTTGGAGGCCGAGGTTGCGCGGCTGCGGGCGGCATCTGTCCACGTTTACAACTCAGGCTACCACAGAGGTCATCACGATACCGTGGAGGGTGGATATGTGGACATCCACCGTAGCGACATGCCCCATTACCACCACGAAGAAGCGAACGAAAGTCTGCAAGAAGCCCTCGCCGCCGTGCGCGGTGCGCCATGCGAGGTTTGCGAAGGCTCTGGCAGCATTACATACAACCCAAACCTTAATCCGAACGATAACGCAGGCTCCACGACTTCGCATTGTCCTCATTGTGAGGGAACGGGACTCGCCGCCGTGCGCGATGGCAAGGAGGAGGCGAAATGAACGACACACCAGAAACCGACGAAGCCCAGTTTGGGACAGGTAGAGTTAGCGTAGACTTTGCCCGCAAGCTGAAGCGCGAGCGCGACGAGGCGCGAGAGGAACTTGATAACATTCGCAAGACGCTATCCGAAAGCGGAGAGGCTATCGGAAATGGAGTTCATAATTATTCGATTATTGAAATGAGTGAAAATTTAATTCAATCAAGGGATTACTTTGTCCGAAAAAGCGATTCATTAGAGCAAGAGCGCGACGAGGCGCGGGAGGCGTTAACACCCTTCATCTCTCTGAACCCAAACAGCCAGCGAGTGAAGGAAAAGTGGGATGGATTTGTTCAAGCAGCGAAAAAAGCCTTGGAGGCCGCGAAATGAGCGGCCGACCCACACCGGAGACGGATTCGAAACCAAAGTCAGTCGAGTTTGGTGCGGGAGCGATATATCCTACCGTGAGCGTGATTTTCGCACGCAAGCTGGAGCACGAGCGGGACGAGGCGCGGAAGCTGGCACGGTGGTTTTACACTCGACTGAAACAAGTTTGTCTTGATCGGGGTATCTTGGCGCGGCTGGAGAAAGCCGTCCTTGACGATCCTTGGCTGGAGGCCGCGAAATGAGCCTTCGCCCCTTCCGCCTCGCCACGATCATGGAGGCCGTCAAGGTTGCCGAGCTTCGCTATCTGGAAGCTCGGGTTGGCGGGATGAATAACGCCACGACCTATCAAAGCGATTTCGTTGAGGTCATGTCACGTGACGTTGGCGGCATCCTTGCCGAGTTGGTAGTCGGGCGGAAGTTCTCCCGCACCTTCCTCCCGGCAATCAATACGTTCCACGCGCAGGCAGACGTAGGCGAGGACATCGAAGTCCGGTCAACACCGCACCTTAACGGCAGCTTGATTCTGCGGGACAACGACGGTCCGGCGCGGCGATATGTGCTGGTCATCTGCGACCCGATGCAGGGCTTTGAGGTTAAGGGGTGGGCGTGGGGCTACGAGGCCAAGACGGACGAGTGGGTGAAGACTGACGAGGGTAGGCCGCATTGGCGTTACAAGGGGCCGCTACGGCCTTGGAACACGCTGACGCTGGCAAGACCCGCCGAGGCACAACCGGAGCATTCGTGGTGAGCAAGACGCTTATGGACTTCATTAAGGCACAGGGACTCGACGCGAGGCTGGTAATGAACACGCTCCAAGACAACGGGGTTTGCTCTGACCTATGCGTGGAGGTCGAGGACGTGGGCAACGGCGGACAATGTCTTGTGTGGCTGCATGAGCGGGACTTGCGCGGGATGAGGAGGGCGGGGCAATGAACGAAGCGTATCGTCAAAGCGGGCATAAATACCTTGGCAAGAATGTGGGCCGAGGCGGTCGGCAGAGGTCAAAGGTGCTGAAGTGCTTGAAGAACATTGCGTCTTTGGGGCTGATTGACCAAGTAATGCGCGAGGATGACCGCAGGAGGCGCGAGAAGGAGCGGGAGGCTATGGTATCATGCTGACGCAGGGAAAGCGGTTTGTGGGGGCGTTGGGGCGCAAGGAAATGGGGTTTTTACCCACCCCCCCCCGGTAAGGAATCTTTTACGGGCGGGGAATCAATGGGGTTTAGGCGTCATTCCCTCTCTATTTGAGTGTTAACTGGCCGCACCTAAAGTTAACACGAAGTTGACACGGACGAGGTTGACATGACTGTCCGCGCTCTTGCCGCCGCCCTCGGAATTACCGGGGCCGGGGCGCATAAGTGCATCAAGCGCGGGATGCCCATTGACAGCATTGAGGCCGCTCAATCTTGGTATCAGCGCAATGGCCGCAGCCGCATATCGAGCCAACCCCGACCCGCGCCGAACCCGAATCCCGTAGAAAGTTCCACGGAGAACGAAGCCGAACCGGAACCCGCCGAACCCGAACCCATCGCGGAACCGGCCAAGACCTTCACCGATACGGACAACTGCCGGGAGGCGTTGAACGAGCAAAGGCAGCTACGCAAACACGCCGCCGCCCAAGTCGCCCGCTTGCACCACTCCGGCGACATCGAAGCCTCCCGCCGATGGGCGCAAACGCATCAGCAATACATCGCCAAGCAAGTCGCCTATGAGCGGCAGCTTCGTGACCTTATGGAGCGCGACGGTAAGACGATGCAAGTCGAGGACGCCGAGCGGACATATCGGCAAGTCTTTAGCGATCTGCGGCAAAAGCTGGTAGCCGCCCCCGCCGCCCTGTCCGCGCAACTTAACCCGAACGATCCGATTCATGCGAAGGGCATCATGGAAAACTGGGTGCGCCTTCTTTTCAAAGGAATCTATGAAAACAACAAACCTATCAGTTGAAAAACTAATTCCCTACGCGGGCAACCCGCGAAAGAACGATCACGCCGTTGAGACGGTGGCCTCGGCCATCAAACGCTTCGGCTTTCGCGTCCCGGTCTTGGCGAAGTCTGACGGCTCACTGATCGACGGGCATCTGCGCGTTAAGGCCGCAAAGCATCTCGGCATGAAGGAAGTCCCGGTCGTTCTGTGTGATGACTTGAGCGAGGCTGACATTAAGGCTCTGCGGATCAGCATTAACCGCATGGCGGAACTGGCCGAGTGGGACACCGAGCTATTGAGCGCGGAGCTTGAGGGATTGGCGGCGGAAGGAATCGGGCTGAAAGATGTCGGGTTCTCTAAAGACGATTTAGCCTCGCTGCTACAGGACGAGGGCGAAACCCTGCCGGGAGAGGAGGCTTACACGCGCAAAATCGAAGCCCCGACCTACGAGCCAAGCCCGACGAAGCCTGCGGTCGTCGAGCTTTTTCATTCGGAAAAAACCGAACGCCTGCTCGCTGCTATCGAGCAGGCTGACATCGAGAAAGACGCGAAAGCATTTCTCATCGCAGCAGCGCATCGTCATACCGTTTTTGACTTCGGCAAAGTTGCCGACTTCTACGCGCACTCAAAACCGGAGGTTCAAAAGCTAATGGAAGACTCGGCCCTCGTCATTCTCGACTTTAACAAGGCTATCGAACAGGGCTATGTGCGCCTGTCCGAAAGTATTCGCAAAACCTACATGCAGGACAACAGCGATGAAGAATAAAGACTTTATCGCGTTTATCCTTACGCACGGACGCCCGGACAAGGTTGTCACATACAAGTCGCTCAAGCGTCACGGATACACGGGGCCGATCTGCGTCCTCGTCGATAACGAAGACAAGACTATCGAAGAGCATCGAAAGCTCTACGGGGATCAAGTCTATGTCTTCGACAAAAAAGCAATGGCCGAAGAAACAGACGCAGGCGACAACTTTGCGCATCGCAAGGCGATTGTTTACGCGCGCAACGCCTGCTTTAAGGTAGCCAAAGAACTCGGCTACAAATACTTCATTCAGTTAGACGATGACTACGTAGATTTTCGCTACAAGGCAGGCGAGCATTTGCAGTATGTCGATAAAACAAATATTCGCAGACTCGATGATCTTTTCGATGCGCTGTTAGAGTTTTACAAAAGCACCCCGGCTACAAGCATCGCTCTTGCGCAAGGAGGGGATTTTATAGGTGGCGCAAACGGGAGCCTAGCGCAAAAGTTCTTTCTCAAACGCAAGTGCATGAACACATGGATTTGTAGCACGGAGCGTCCCTTCAAATTCTTCGGACGAATGAACGAAGACGTTAGCACCTACACTTGCGAGGGGCTACGTGGTCACCTGTTTTTGCAAGTGCCTAACCTTGCAATTCAACAACTGCCGACACAGCAGACAGCAGGTGGCATGACCGAGCTTTACTTAAGCAGCGGCACCTACGTGAAGAGCTTCTATACAGTTCTCTATGCCCCGTCTTGCACAATCATTTCCGAGATTGGGTCAACGCACAGGCGCATTCATCACAACATTAAGTGGAACAACGCCTGCCCCAAGATCATAGACGAGAAATGGCGCAAGGCAGCATAAGCGATAAAGAAGACACTGCAGAGCTTCCGCCGTGGATTGCTTCATTCGCCGCAATGCACAAAAGGCTTTGCGAGTTAGAGCATCAAAGCCGCCTGCTTCGTGAGGAAATGCAATTCATTCGTCGCAATATCGACGCGAAAAAACATGACGCTCACCGCACAACTTGATCGCAGCCTGCGCGATGTCTTCGCACCTATCGACACGCGCAGCGTTTGGCAATGGGCAGAGGACGAGATCGTCCTTTCCCGCCGTCAGACCGAGACGCCGGGGCCGTATTCAACCCTGCTCACCCCTTACGTCCGTGAACCGCTGGAATGTTTCAGCGATCCGCGAGTGACCGACCTCGCGCTTTGCTTTGGAACGCAGACCAGCAAAACAACCATCGTTATGATTGGCACAGCGTGGCGCATGAGCAACAATCCTTTCCCGACCCTTTGGGTCATGCCCACGGAAAGCATGGCGCGCTCATTCTCCGAGAACCGCTGGCAACCGATGGTCGATGACTGCCGCCCCTTGGCCGCGCTCAAGCCGCACAACACGCATCGCTACAAGACGCTGGAGCAGCAATTCAAAGACGCCACGCTTACCTTCGTCGGGTCTAACTCGCCCTCAAATCTGGCTTCGCGCCCTGCCGGGTTGTTGGTCATGGACGAAACGGACAAGTTTGCCGAGGCCACGGAAAAGGAATCCTCTGCCGTAGCCTTGGCCGAGAATCGCACCAAGAGCTACACCAACGCGCTGCGCGTTAAGACTTCCACGCCGACCACCCCGGACGGCGAAATCTGGACGGCATTTGAATCGGGCGATCAGCGTTACTACTACGTTCCGTGTCCGCATTGCGGCGACAAGCAACGGCTGGAATTCACGCAAGTGCGATGGGACAAGGAAGCAAAGATTGACGGCAAGTGGAACGAGGACGCTGTGCGCGCCTCGGCCTACTACGAATGCGCGGCTTGCCAAGGAAAAATCACAGACGGCAACAAAACCAAGATGCTGCGCGAGGGCGAATGGCGCGCAACGAATCCCGCCGCATCTGCGGGACGCCGCAGCTATCATCTCAACTCGCTTTATGCGCCATGGCGATCCTGCGGCTTTGGTGAGCTGGCAGCAAAGTTTTTGCAGGGGAAGGATACGCCTGCCGACTTGCAGGACTTTAACAACTCGACGCTGGCGATTCCTTACGCCCCGATTGACGTAAACGTCCGCGAGGAAAAGGTGAGACAATGCCGGGACGTTTCGTGCGAGTGGCAAAAGATCCCGCCGCATTGCTCCGGGGATCGCTTGGCTTATTTATTTCTTGGTGCTGACCCCGGACAAAATCAGACGCATTGGGTTGTTTCCGCAATCAGCACGACGGGAGAGATCACCCCGATTGATTGCGGCACAGTCTTGTCGCCCGAAGACCTTATCGCCTTTGTGCAGGAAGATAACTCGGCTCGACTTCGTTACCTCGACGGGGCGGGCAATGAGGTTTTTATTCAGCGCGGACTTGTCGATAGCGGCTACCTTACCGAGCGCGTTTACAATGTGTGCTACGCCACGGCCCCGGTGCTGTGGCCGAGCAAAGGAAGTGACGCGGCTTTCGGCAAAGACCCGGTGCGATACACGCGCTTGCAACAACCCGAAGGATTGGGCCTTTACACTTACATCGACCAAACGCTCAAAACGGAGTTTTACGATTGGCGAATCAATCGCCGCCGCGTTCCGCTTTTCCGTTTGCCGATTGACGCACCTGACTCGCTCATCGCGGGACTCAGCGGGCAGCAACTCATGACGAAGCGCACGGCGGGCGGGACGCTGCAAACGTGGAAGAAATTGCCGAACGATCACTACGGCGATTGCTGCAAGCTGGCCGTGGTAAGTTGGCAAATTCTCCGGGGGAATTTCGACGCGGGCGCGGCCCCGTCAGAAGAAGTGACCCCGTAAACCCTCTGTTTTCAAGGGGTTAGGGGGGTGAAAAAAAAGATGAAAAAAGGTGAAACTTTTTCTTTACAAACGCAAGCGGTTGTCTTAACTTGGGGGAGTAATGAAAACCGAAATCAACATCGCCCCCTACCTAAACAGTCACGCAAAGTATCCTCGCGGTCGCGGCTACTGGGCTTTTTGCCCGACGAGCCAGCATCGCGATGCGGACTACATCGATCACTCGTTCTTTGTCTCTGGCACTTACGCCGAGGCCAAAACCCGCGCCATCGAGCATTTCACAAAGCTTGGCGTTGCGTCCGCAGTAACGCTTCCATGACCTCCCTCCCGCCCCCGCACGCCGGGGGCGGCATGGGACGCCAAACGGCGAACCACGATCAGCGGCGGCAACCGCTGAAATAAAAAGAAAGAACACAGAACATGATCAGCACACTCGAAACCACCGGATCGCTTAACCGCGATCCTCTCACCGCCGAACACGGCGCATCAACAGTCAGCGACCGCTACGGGTTTGTCTCAACCCGCACGTTGCTGGATAACCTCCAAGCCGAAGGATTCACACCGCGCGACATTCAGATCGCCCGCGTGAACAAGTCCGAGCGGCAGGGATTCCAGAAGCACATCATCCGCCTGCAACACGCAGACCTCATGCCGAGCATCGGCAACGACCATCAGCCGGAAATCGTGCTGGTCAATTCGCACGATGCCCGGAGCAGTCTCAAGCTGGCCTTGGGGATCATCCGGTTTGTTTGCATGAACGGAATCATCAGCGGCGAAATGGCGTTCAGCACCCGATTCATTCACCGCGACATTACCACGGATCGCGTGAACGAGGCGGCTATCGGACTCACCAAGATAGTGCCGCAGTTGCAGGCCCGCATTGCCGGGATGAAGGAGCGCACGTTGAGCGAGCCAGAAGTCGGCAAGTTTGTTCGTGATGCTGCCGCGCTGCGTTGGGATGACGAGCGGAAGATTAACGAAGTGACATGGGCCTTGGGCCGCAAACGCCGCTACGAGGACGGAACGAATAACCTGTGGCAAGTCTTCAACCGCGTGCAGGAAAACATCATCCGGGGCGGCTACCGCGTGCGCCGGATCACCAGCGCGGCCAAGGATGTCGAGATCAACCGCAACCTCTGGAACCTTGCAGCAGGGTTCCTCAACTAATCGCAACAGGCGGGGAGTCCGATCCTCCCCGCCATTGCCATCGAGCAAATGGAAAACGACGACATTATGGACGCCGTGGCGCGTCTTACTAAAGCGATTGAGTCTATCAATCCCCGCAGGCGGTATCACTATGCTACCCTTCCCGCAGAGGAAGTTTGCCAAGCTGCTCGGGTTTGCACTGATCCCGATAGCTATGTTGCCGACGATCCGGTAAGTGCCGCCGCCCGCGACTTACTCAAAAAGGGTTATCGTTGGGTTCGATGCGACTGCGGGCTTGCGATTTTTGAGAAAGAAGGATGAATAACAAAATGAGCAACACCGACATCAGCAAAGCCGCCGCCGCCCTCGGCAAGAGGGGCGGGCAGGCAGGCACAGGCAAGGCCAAGGCCCGCAGCAAAAAGCATTACTCCGAAGCGGGGAAGAAGTCCGGGGAGGTTCGCCGCCTCCGAGCGCTTCAGCGCAAGGGGGCCATTTGACCGATTTCTCATTTGTGTTAATCTTTGCGCCGATGAGATTCACACCTCGCCCGCGTGGCCGTAATGGGCCACAAACTTTCCGAGGCTGAAAGCCTCGACTACAGACTACATCACCACGCAAGCGCGCTCGACAATATGCAGGTCGGGCCTGCTACCGTGCAGGATTCACCCGCCGACTATTGTCTGGATGAGTTGGCGCAGATGCGTGTCGATATTCTCGCCAAGCTGGGCGTGATGCTTTCCACGGCGGCGGGGCCGCAGGCGATCTTTGCCTATCTGCAATGGGTGCTTCGTCGCTGCACCGAGGTCGGCATGGCCGAGTGGATGAAGCAGGAGAACGATCAAGGAAGCATCGCGCGAGGCGAGGACGCTATCGTGCTGGCCCTGCAACTCGTCACGCAGCTTATGCGCGGGGACGGGGAGTCGCACAAGGTAATGACGGGACGCCAGCAGGCCATGCGGGCGCAAGCAATCCTTTTTGCCATCGGCAGGACGCACAAGACAGAGACGCAAATCGCGGAGGAATTCGGCTACACGCGAGCCAACGTCTCGGCAGTCGTGAAGCAATACCAACGCAAGTTGAGCTTGTGCAAGTCTCGCGGAATGAAAAGCGAGGACGCTGTAGAAGTTTACCGGGAGCGCGCAAAACGTGTTCACGCCAAAAAGAAAAACCAAGAAAACCAATGGAACCAACAAACCAACTCCAACTCACACAACCGTCTCTCGACCTTGCGATCTGCATTGATGCAGACACTTGCGCCAGCGAGCTAAAACGCTGCGCCGACGAAGCCGACCGTTGCGTGGCCCTAACGCACGCCGGGGCCGAGCTTGCCATTCGTCACGCTTGGAACGCGGGCGCGATATGTAATCACGCCAAGGAAATTGTTCCCCATGGAACATTTCAAGACTGGCTTGAAACTAATGCTGGGGAGCGCGGAATTCGCACATTGCAGAGGTGGATGAAGTTGGCAAAAACGTCACTGGTGACGCTTTTGAGCGGCAACCCGAAAGGCTTGAATGATGCCTATAAACTAACGGGCATCAACCCGGAGGCCGAGCGCGAAGAGGGTGGGGAGTCGGAGCAAAAGGACAAGCCGCCCTTCACACTCACATTCAAGACGCAGTGGAGGGCAACGAGCGAATGGAGCCGCGATGCCGCCAAAGATTTCCTCTACGAGTTTGACCGCTTGGCCCAACTGGCCCGCGCACTAAAAACGGAGTTTGGAATATGAATGGCCGCGAAGGGACGGCAATGTCGCTGTTCATATTTTGCTTTGCTGCCCTCGGCTTTGTCTGGTCGGCGGAAGCATTTGTGCGCGTGATGCTGCGGGTGCTTGGCCTTTGACAGTAGGGCATGAGCATGACCTCCGAATTGGCAGGAATCAGAAAACACCTTAAAAGGACAAAGACTCTCGCGCAGTTGGAGACTCTTTCCGCAAGTCTGTATGCCATCGCTGATTCGGAGGTCATTATTACGAACGCAGGGTTTGAGGGCGGCACCTCGTCAGGCCAAGCCCGCAAGTATTCCAAGGGTGACATTCTCAACATCGTCGAAGACCTCATTACCGAACTCGATCCGCCCACCGATCCCGTTAAAACCAGCGGGGCGGGGATGATCTACGCCGACTACTCCGAGGCGCTTATTCGCCTCTAAGCCTTTGACACTCCCGCCCGAGCATGGCGGAAATCAAAGGCAAATCAAAACGTGGCGGGTATCGCCCGGGAGCGGGGCGTCCCAAGAAAGCGGACGCCAAAAATGCAGCCTACGAGGCCGCAGAACTTTATCAGCCAGGGCGCACGCTCATCTATATGCCGACGGTTCAGCCGAGGCAGGAGTTCCAGAGCGGCACGCGCACCAACATCATGCGGAAGGCGCGCTGGCTTTACAACAATGTCGGCCTCGCCGCTCGCGCCGTGGACGGTGTGGCGCGCTACACTTGCGGAACGGGCATCATCCCGGCGGCCCGATCCTCTGACTCGGCATGGAACAGGCAGGCCGAGGAGATGTTCGAGGACACTTGCGGGCGCGAAGCCTTCGGATTCGACGCGGCGGGTCAGGTCAATTTCTACGAGGCGCAGCATTTTATCTGCAAACACGTTGCCATTGACGGCGACTTCTTCGGGCAGTTTGTAAAAAGCAAAGATGGCCGCGCCCTCATGCGCTTTATCGGCGGGGAGTCAGTCGGCAACGCCACTACCGGCCTCGCTCAAGACGAGTGGCAGGATGGCGTGCGCGTGGACTCGATGGGCAAGCCGACGCAATACCGCCTATTGGCCGACGAAGGGCGCAGCACTTTTACCGATGTTGCCGCCGATGACATCCTGCATTTTCACCGCCCGGCGCGCATTGGCTACACCCGCAGCCCGTCCTGGCTCTCCCGCGCTGCCCTGCATCTGCACGACATGGCCGACATCGTGGCCTTCACCAAGCAGACTTTTAAGTTAGCCTCGCAGCCCGCCTTTATCATCAAAAGCCCTGACGCGATGCAAGTCGGCATGGGTGCCGCGCTCAAAAAGCAGGACGCCGCCACCGGAAGCGTGACCCTCGACAAGCTCTACGGCGGCAGTGGCGTGGTGCAACTCCCGCCCGGAACCGAGTTGCAGCAGTTCAAAAACGAACACCCCGGCAACAACTTCCAAGCCTTCCTCGATTTTCTCGCCCGCGACATTTCGTGGGGCATCGGTCTTTCCCCCGAGATGCTGTGGAGCGTGGCCGGGATCGGCGGGGCCAATACTCGCTATGTGCTGGCCGACGCCCAAGTCTTTTTCTCCGAGTTGCAGGATTGGATCATCAACCAGTTCTGCCGCCGCTTCTGGAAATACTGGGTGTGGTCCGAGATCCAAGCAGGCCGCCTGCCGCTGCGCGAGGATTGGTGGAGAGTGGATTTCATCCCGCCCGCCCGCGCCACGGTAGACTTTGGCCGCGACACCAAGGCGCTCTTGGAGATCGTCCGCACGGGCGCAATGTCCACCCGCCGTTTTGCCGAGATGCACGGGCTGGACGAAGAGGCCGAGGAAGATGCGGCGATTGCAGCCGCTGTCCGCCGCAAAACCAAATGCGAGGCCGCAGGTTTGGCCGTCACCGATGTTTTCCCTCCCGCGCCGGGATCACCCGCGCCCATGCAGCCCGCGCCCAAACCCGAAGAGCACGACGAGGAATACGAAGAAACGGAAGTCGCGCCGCCCGAAGAAGAAGCCCGCTGACTTTGACACTCGGGGCCAAGCATGGCCCAGAAATGGTATGCGTTTAAATCTTCCGACCAAAGCGACGAGGTCGAACTTTCTCTCTACGACGAAATCGGTGCTTTCGGCATCGGCGCAAAGCAGTTCATTGCCGAACTTAAAGAGCACAAAGGCCAACACATCCACCTTCGCATCAACTCGCCCGGCGGGGAGATTGTCGAAGGCAGCGCGATCTACAACGCCCTGACCCGCCACGAAGGCGGTCTGACTGTTCATATCGACGCCTTGGCCGCGAGCATGGCCAGCGTCATCGCCATGTCGGGCAATCCAGTCTACATGGCCGACAACGCCCTTTTGATGATCCACAACCCGTGGACTCTGGCGGCAGGCGAGAGCAAAGACCTTCGCAAGCAGGCCGACCTCTTGGACACCATGAAGTCCAACCTCGTCCGCGCCTACCAGAAGAAGAGCGGCATGGAGGAGAAGGCCATCGCCAAGCTGATGGACGAGGAGACGTGGCTCGATGCGGTCGAGGCCGTGGCCCTCGGGTTTGTTGACGCCATCGAAGACGGCATTCCCGCCGCCGCCAGCGCCAAGGAAATGAGGGCGCGGTTTGACACTTTCGCCAAGGCCAAGATGGAAAACACTGTTATCTCCGAAGCCGCCGAGGTTTCCGCGCCAGCCGCTGAACCCGTGGTCGAGGAAACCCCCGTGGCCGCCGAGGTCGTCGAGTCTGTGACTGACGCGCCGGTGGTCGAAGAAGCCGAAGTGGTCGTTGTCGAGGAAGCGCCTGTTGCCGAAGAGGCACAAGCCGCCGTCACCGCCGACTCTCTCGTCGCCAAAATTTCCGACATGGCAGCCAAGCTGTCGCAAGTCGAAGCCCGCGCCACTGCCGCCGAGGCCGAACTTTCCAAGGTCAAAGAAGCCTTTGCCGCGCTTGAAAAAGGCGCAGGCGTAGCCGCCGCCTCTGTGGTGCCGACTGTCGCCAGCGAAGACAAGTCCGATCCCGTGGCTCAGTGGATGGACGCCATCGAGCGCAAGGACTACGCCGCCGCCGGTGACCTCTACGCCAAGCACAAGCGCGCCATCTGGGCCGCCCGCGAAAAACTTTCCAAGGCCACCAGCTAAGGAATCCCAACCCAAACAACCCAACTACCCAAACCAAAAATATGGCTAACGTATTCGACAGCGGACTGGTGGTCTCCACCATTTCGCAACAGGTTCAGACCGTCTTGGCTAACCGCCTCGCGCCCCTGCGCCTTTTCACATCTGACTTCAGCAATGAGGTCAAGAAAGCTAAAGACACCATTCAGGTTCCCATCGTCTCGGCTACCGCCGCGACTTCCGTCAACCCGACCAACTTTGAACCCGGCTCGTCCGTGACCATTGGCAAAGCCACTGTCACGCTCGACCACGTCGTGCAGTTCTTCGGCATCGATCAGGCGGATCTCGCCCTCGGTCATCGCCTTGAGAATCTCATCAAGATCAACGTGGATGCGCTGGCCGACAAGCTCTGGAGCTTGGCGATCACCCCGATCACCACGGTGAACTTTGGCGCGGCCACGGTTACGACCACCACGATCACGCCCGGCAGCGGCCATCTGGCCTCTCTGTGGAGCGCGATCAGCAAGTCCACCAACAAGGGTTTGGTTGTCACCCCGGCGATCTACTCGGCGCTCATCCCCACCAACGCCGACTTCCTGCCGCTCCAAAACGGAGCCTACGGATTCGACCAAGGTGTGTTCTACGCCAATTCGTTCAGCGGCGCAGTCAGCGGCCTCGACGGCTTTGCCTGCTCGCGCGAAGCGGTTTGCGTGGCCTCGGCCAAGCCGATGATCGACCCTGCAGTTTCCTCGCAGTTCCAGATCAGCGATCAGGTTGTCACCATCGAACAGTTGGGCCTCTCGGTCTACTGGAACGTGTGGGGTTCGACCAACAATCGCCAAGTCAACGCCTCCATCGAATTGATGTTCGGAGCGGCCCCCGGCCTCACCAGCAACACGATGGCGCTCGTCATTTAGGTTCGTGTGTTCATCTCCCGGCGGTTGAGTGGCCCGCCGGGAGTTTCACTTAGGGTTTCGACCCAAGGGGTCACGGTTCCACTCGCCGTGGCCCTTCCTTTTTGTCAGTGCCGAAAATTCACCTCGGGATCATTTGTGGAAACGAAGCGGACTACATCACCCGCTTTCTCGATAGCTTCCAGCCGCACGTTGATTCAATCAGCGTAGTCCGCGCCATCGGCAACCAGCCGCCCGACGCCACCCTTGAAATCGCCAAGGCGCGCGGGTGCATCACGGGCGAGTATCTTAACGCCCCCGGCAACGATTGGCCGCACGTCGATTCTTTTTGCGCCGCCCGCAACGCAGCCTTTGCCCTTGCCCCCGCCGATGCCGATTGGCTCATGTGGGCCGATTGCGACGATTTGCTGGCCCCCACAGGCGCAGAAGTTCTGGCCGAGATACGAGCGGGCAAGATGGACGCCAAAGAGGCCGTCTACGCGCCCTACGTCACATCAATGCAGGGCAGCTATGCCCGCCGCATCCGCCTCGTCCACAGGGAGGTCTACGACAAATGGATCAACTGCATCCACGAAGACATCGAGGTCAAGCCCGACACGCACGCCGCGTGGTGCCAAGAGCTTCAAGTGGTGCATATGCCAGCGGTCAACAAGCGCGGCAGCGTAGAGCGCAACAAGCGCATCCTAACCGCCATCCCCGAGGACAAGCGCACGGGACGCGAGTGGTGGTTTCTTTTCCGCGAGTGCGAGATGCAGGGCGACATCACCGGGGCCTTGACCGCCGCCGTGGTCGCCACAGGGCGGGATGATTTGGCCAAGGAGGAAAAGTATTTGGCCTATCTGTCGATTGGCCGCTGGCTCAAGGACATCGAGGAGGCCGAGCGCCCGCTGCTTGAGGCCGTCCGCCTAATGCCGCACCGCAGGGAAGGGTATGCCGAACTGGCCAAGGTGCATCTAGCCCGAGGCGATGCGTCCAAGGCCGTGGCGTGGTGTGCCAACATGGAGGCGCACGAAGACCCCGATGACGCATCATGGATTCACGATGCCAGCCTCTACGGATGGCGGGCGCACGATTTGAAGTGTGCCGCACTGGCCAAGGCCGGGCGCACCGAAAAGGCTAACAAGATCCGCCGGGAATACCATCGCCGCCACCGGCCACGCATTGCAGTCGGCCACCCGACGTGCCGCCCCGAGCAGGCTATCAAAATGCGGGAGCTTTACTTAGAGCGGGCCGCTCGCCCCGAGCTGATCGCGTATTGGTTTGGAGTCAATGAGGCCGATCAGGCGGTGATTGATGGCATCAAGCACTATCCTCACGCCGTCAGTGCCGCCGTGCCGGAGGGTCACTCATCCGCCGTGGCCAACTACAACGCCGCCGCCAAGGCCGCAGCCGAGTCGGCCAAGATCATCTTGATTGCCCAGGACGATTGCTACCCGCCGCACGGCTGGGACGAGCAGATCGTGCAGGCGATGGAGCCAAACAAAGGCAAGGCGACCGTCCTCCACGTCTTTGATGGATTTCGCAAAGATCAGATCATGGTCATGCCCTGCTTCAACTGGTCCTATTGGGCGGGCCGCAAATGGCTTTTCAACCCTGAGTTTGATGGCTACTGGAGCGACACCGAATGGAGTTGGCGGGCCTACAAAGAAGGGGTGGTTAAGGACGGCAGGCATATCAATTTCTACCACGACCATCCGCTTTTCACTGGGGCCAAGTCGGACGCCGAGTATATGCGTCAGCAAAATCCCGAGGCCGAGCGCCGGGGCAGGGCAGTCTTTGAGCGGGTAGCTCCAGATGCCGTGGCCGCTGGGTGGTAGAGACAACCTTTGACAGAGGCACAAGGGCAATGACTCGCGCTGGCATCACCGCTTTTGCCACGGCCATGGCCGACACACTCAATGCCCTCTACGGCAGCACCGTGACCTATGGAGGCGTCGATTATCAAGCCGTGGTATCAACAGGGGAACCCGAGCTAAACCTTGAGTCGGGCGGGTTCCAGAAGCCGGTGGAGTTTGTCGTTCGCCTCCGCAAAAGCGATTTGCCCGAAAGCAACCCCTTTGCCGCTTGGAGCCAGGGTCCGCCCTCGGCCAAGTCGGCCATCACAATCAACAGCAAAACCTATTACATCTTCGCCGTGCGGGAGCATTTTAGCCCGCTCGCTCAAGAGTGGATCTTGGAGGTCGGCACGCCATGAACCCGCTGAACGTCGAGAAGTGCATGGCCACCTATCTGCGGGGCGTTACGGGCATCGTCAGCGTCATCCCGGTGCATGAGTCAATCAGTGCCGAGGACGTGGATTTGAACAAGTCGGCCATCGTGGTGGAGGCCGACGCCACCGAGCACACCAGCGGCAACCTCTACCTTTCAACCGTCAACGTCAGCCTACGCAGCCCGGCCCTCTCGGTCACTCAGTCCGAGCATATTGCCCGCTGGTCACTGGTTGCCGGGGCGCTGGAGAACCGGGCCAACATGGCAACTTCGTTTGCCTCCACGATCAGCACCGGGGCGCTTGGTATTGCTTTCCGTGGGCGCTACGTCCGGTCAATCAGCACATCGACCAGCGACAGGGCGTGGATCAACGCCGCCGAGGTGGCGGTCGGCATCGGCACGGTTTGACACTTGCTTCAAGCATATGCCTTCCATCGGTATCACTCTCACCGACATTGCCGAGCCCTCCAACTCTACGACTGAGGAGTTCACCAAGGATCAGAGCGTCGAGACTGTCACGATTCGCGACAAGACTGGCGTCACCAAGCACGCCACCAAGCTCGGATATAGCACCACCACTTTCACGCGCCGTGGGCGCGGCGCGGGCAGCCTTGCCGACGTTACGGCAGGGGCGATTACGGAGGGCGCGGCCAAGGTCATTTCCATCCGCAACACACAGACCGCCGACGATTTCCCGAGCTACGAAATCACTTCAACTCAGAAAGACGACATCTAAGCCATGCCCTCCACCGTTGCAGACATCGGCGTCACCGCCTATTCGGACAACCTCACGCAGAGCGTCGAGATCACCAAGTCCGTTGAAGAGCTTCACATTGCCGAGAAGGATGGCACCTACGGGCAGGGCAAAGCCTTCGACCCGACTTTCGAGGTTTCGGTGTCCGGTCGCGGCGATCTTCCCGCCCTCACATTGGGTGGCACGGCCAGCATCAGCGGCGTCTCGGGCGGCGTGTCGATCATCACCAATATTTCCCAAACCGAACGCAACGAGGACTACGCTGACTGGTCTTTCACTATGCGAAACTGGCCGGGCGCTTCGTAAGTATTCATGCAAATCAGAGTGGTGAAATCGCGGGCCGACAACCCGCTCACAAGCCTTGAGACTGCCTCCTCCGTGGCGGCACTTACGTTCGGCTATCAGCTAATCGACAAGAGCGAGGCCAAAAACTTTGAGGACTACGTTGAGGAAACCAAAGAAAGCGCCCAGCGCGAAACCCTTTGGGTTTTCAATGATCTGAGCACGGCCAACATTGCCGGGGAGAACGTGGCCCTTAAAGACTTCATCGCCCGATTCATGGACTTGAAGTGGTGCGAGGCGCACGCCGATTCACCCATCGCCAACCTTCGCCACTACCACGAAAACTTCAGCCTGTGGCGGGAGCACTTCCGCGCCAACAAGCCGATGATCCTAATGCGTAAAGGCCAGCGAGTTCTCAAGATCCGCCCCGACGCCACCGACAAGGAGAAAGCAAAATGGCTAAAACTGCTTTAACCGAGGAGGCTTTTCTTGAGCCGCGCCTGCGGGAGATTGGCGACTTCAAGCTGCGGCCATTCACCGTGGGCAGCCTGCCGCTTTGCAAGAAGCTCGGCCTGACCCAATTCACCGGCGAGGCACCCGACCAGCCGCTCGACCAGATCGAGCAAATGCGCCAGGTATCGGGCTTCCTCTGGGCGCACTGCGAACCCATCGACCGCATCCTGCAAGTCATCCGTGACCCTCAGAAGATCGAGGACGAGCTTCTTCGCTACCAGCTATCCATCCCTCTCAACATCTTGCCCGAGGTCATGGTTGAGATCCAGCGCGTCAGTGATATGGCCGCAGCGGCCCAAGTCGAGATTGTCGAAAAGCCCAGCAGTGGGCAACGGCAGGAATCGCCGCCGGGAAACTAATTGAGCCAGCGTGGATTGCGACTTTCGCCTTCACGCTGGCGCGGGAGACAGGATGGAGCGAGGAATACATCCTTTGGCAACTTCCGCTCTCCCGCCTTTTGCAATACCAGCACTGCGCTCTGCGAGCCAATGACGTTTGGACCGTGCCGCCCGGGCCACCGGCCAAGGAAACCAACGATGCCTTTGAGCGCATGGCGGCTTTGACAGAGCGGTTTGAGACAGAATGAAGCCCCGTTTTGAAGTAGACGATAAAGCCTTTCAGGGCGCGCTTCGTAAGTTTCAAGCCAACAGCAAGCGTAGTGTCACAGCCAACCTAAAGCAGCAGGCCAAGCTGTTGGTTGTCGAGCTTGTCGGCGTAACGCCACCCAACAAGAAGTTTGAGATGAACAAGAAGGGCGGCGAGCAAACAGTCAAAAATGACTTGGCCAAGCTCTTCAAGTCATCCAAGGCAGCTAATGCCGAGCGCAACCTTTCCCGAGTTCACGCCTCGGCGCGCAACCGCAAAGGCCGCGTGCCGAAAGGCGTTACCAAGGTCAAAGCCGCTGGACTGCCAGCCTATCGCAAGCTCATGCTGGCCCGCGTCGGCAAGATGGCCGCTGGCTGGAAGAACGCAGCATCAACGCTTGGGGCCAAGCTGCCCACTTGGATCACTCGCCACAGCAGTCCCGGCTTTGGCAAAATCAAGGCCACAGGGCGCAGCATCGAGGTCGAGCTTTCCAACAAATCGGTTTACTCGGGGCAAAAAGGCTGGGTCGAGCGCGGGGTCAAAGCTGCAATGCGGAAACGGTATTGGGCCATGATCAAGCGGGTGGACTTCGTGCAAAAACAAGCCGCGCAGCAGGCGGGGCTGGAGGCAAAATAACATGGCTACGGTATCAACCAAGCTAACTCTGGACACCTCGGGATTTAACCGAGGGATCAAATCCGCCGAAAGCGGGATGGCCAAATTCAAAGCCGCTGCCGGGCCTGCCGTATTGGGCGGGGTGGCCGCAGGCTTTGCCGCTGCCGCTGCTGCTGCCGCAGGGTTAGCCGTGGGCATCAAGGGCGCGCTCGACCTCGGAGGCGCTCTCTCAGACCTCTCTACGCGGACAGGCGTGGCCGCTGGCCAGCTTCGCATCCTGCAAGAAGCCTTTGCCCGCAACGGGCTATCCGCCGAGAAGGTGGGGCCATCAATCAACAAGATGCAGCGCGCCCTGGTTGAAGCGGGCGACGGCACGGGTCCAGCCGCTGAAGCATTCAAGATGCTTGGCATATCAGTGGATGGGCTGCGCGGCATGGATGCCTCATCACAATTTTCGGCAATCGGGCAGGCCATCAACAGCATACCCGATCCAGCGGGCCGGGCTGCCGCTGCCATGCAGATCTTTGGAAAGTCGGGCGGCGAGATGCTTACCCTCTTTGCAAACTCGGGAGCAATGGCCGAGGCTGCCCGCAGCGTGGGCGATCAGGCCGACATCCTGACCCGCAACGCCAATCTCTTTGATCAAGCATCCGACATCCTCGGCAGCGTGGCCACCAAGATGCAGGGATTCTTTGTCGGGGTGGCCGACACGCTGGTTCCCGCACTCATGCCTCTGCTCGAGGCCGCTGACGGCATTGACCTTTCGGGCCTCGGGCAAGACCTGGGCAATGCGATTGCCTTTGGTCTGACGGTGATTACCTCGGGCAACCTTGGGAACATTTTGTCCGCGCAACTCAAGCTGTCGGGAGCGCAGTTTATCAATCTGTTGGTGCAGGGAATTTCTGGCATGGTTGCCTTCTTGGCCCAGCGCCTAATCGACATACCCTCCGAGTTCGTCACCCTTTTGGGGATTGTCACCAAGGCTGAGTTTTGGGCGGGGGTAGGCAATGGACTCCTTGCCGCTGCCATGAAGTTCGCCGCCGTCATCCAGCGTGCCGCCGCCGCCCTGCTCGATGCCGTCAGCAATGTGCCAGGATTCGGCGGGGCCGCAGGGCTGGCCGAAGGATACCGCGAAAGCGCGGCACAAATGGACGCTGGGGCCGCAGAGCGCGGAGCCGCCGCGTCAGACGCTTTAAGCGGCCCACTAGCCCAAGTGCGCGAGCGCATTGCCCAGAGCTTCGACAATGCGATCACGGCAGCAGCTGCGGCAATGGGGCAAGCGGGCGAAACCATCGACACCACCGAATTGCAAGCGGCCCGCGACGGCCTTGTCGGAGAGATCACCACGCAGATGGAAGCCAACCGCGAAGCGGTGCGCTCGCGCTTTGAAGCGACCAAGACTCAGACGCCGCTGATGGAAGACATGGAAGGGCAGGCGGGCAAAAGCAACACCGGCATCATCGCTCAGAGCTTGCAGAAGGTCGGCGGCGGCGCGGCCTTCGCCCGCTTCTCCGACGCGGCCAACCCTGCCGCTGAAGCCGTCCGCGAGCAAAAAAAATCCAATGGCTACCTTGAAACCATTGCCGCAGGAATCAACTACATCCGCAGTGGAAACGGCACGTTGATGCCCGCTTAATATTATGGCCTCTTTTCTCACCGCCGGATACCGCAGCACGATCACGCCTGACGGACGCAGGATCGTGCAGATCCCTGTTAGCGTTACCGATGATAGCGAGGCCACCGCGCCGTCCGCGCCGTCAGGAATGCGGATGGTTTCAAACGAATACACCATCCGCCCAGATGGCGGGCGGGACTACGTTTACACCTTTGAGTCCAGCGGCGGCGCGCCCGGTGACGCGCAAATCCAAATCAACGGCCAAGCCGCGCAGGAACCCATCGAGACGCATCCCAAGTTTAACGGAGGCGATGGCGGCGGCACTGTCAGCGACGCCGACCTTGCCGCGATTCGCTCGTCACTTAGCAGCGGCAGCACGCCAAGCTTTACCGGCACGGGGGCGGCCCTGACGGCAGCACAAGAACTTTATCAGCTAATGCTCAAAGGAGTAACGCATTACTACACCCCGAGCGGCGTCACTTACTCAGAAACCTTTGACGAAACCACAAAGCCCGATCTCAACGAACTTTGTTCCGTAGATCGCCCGCCCGCCGACGCACCTAACTTGCGCCAAGGCTCCAACTGGCTGCAAATCGGTTTGCGCGCACAGAAGGTCTATGAACCCGACAGCGGCAACAGCTTCTGGCGCGTGACCCGCGAATGGCTGGCCAGTGGCCCGCGAGGCTGGAACGCAGACTTCGACATCTACGAATAACCATGCAACACGGCATCCGCGAGTTTCGCCCTCGGCAGCCGCTGGATCGCCAGCTTAGTTCCGACACCCTCAATCGCATCCTGCGCGAGCTGGAAAGCCTGCGGATTACGCGGGTAGTCAACGGCACGTTCAAAAAGCTGCCCGGAGGAACAGAGATTGTGGTTGCACCTCAAAGTGGCGGCACCTCAACCCCAACCACCCCCCAACCCTGGGACTTAATCGCCACGCCCGACCCTGACGCCGACCCCGAGGACGAGAACCCGCCGTATATCCTGCGTGTGCGCCCCGGCACGCTTAACGGCATCCTGCCAAGCAACTGGGACATCGAGGAGGAGGTAGCTGGGACGGGGCTGTTTTACGCCAAGGCGGTGATTGCTACGGACGGTGAGGCGGTCACGGGTGTGACGATTGAGATTGACGACACGCCGCCAGCAATTCAAGAGCCGGTGCAGTTTGGCATCGAAACAAATATTGAATATTTGTTTGGCCTGTTTACTGAGGGCACTGCTTGGAGAGTTATCGGCAGCGGGCAAATTCAACTAAGCCCACGGGCATGGTTGGTTGGGGACGCGGTAAATCCAGAACCAGGAGTCAGCCCTTACACTATTTACTATTATCTTGGACCGGCATGATTTCGTGGCACATACCAACGACTTATGAGGGGTTAAGCTCTTCCAGCTTTATTTCACGCACGGAGTCATACACTAGATCTGCAACAAGCAGCCATGCTGAATTCAACCCTACCTACAGCGGTCTGACGGAAAAGGCCTCCAGCAGCATATCAAGCGAATCAACCTTTTATTCTTACGAGTATTCTGGGTATGGGTTTCAATCAACCGAGTATTCCAGCAGTTATTTTAGTTCGAGCACATACACTAATTCATTCAGCAGCACACAAATAAACATCTCCGAAGACGAAAGCGGTAATGACGTTACAGAAACGCAAACTTTTACCAGCGCTACTAGTGGGTCAAGCTCGTATTCCACCAGCGAAACTTTCTCTTCAACGCATCAGCTCACGACTTACGCGCAAACCTCGACAACGACAATAGTCGGCTACCAGACATATTCTATTTTATCAACCACCGCAGAACAAATTGCTCCTGAATTTTACGCCATTGGCATTGGCACGACTTACACAACTTTTACTTTCACAAATTCCTTTTTGCAAACCACCGGCATTGAGACCAGTTCCGGAATATCAGATGTTTATTGGTATCTTGCTTTTACCACGTATAGCGCCTCTGCTGACACAACTATTGAAAAGGCTGATACAACAACCCAGTCCAGCACCTCCGAGGCAGTAAACTACGACGATGAGGGCAACGAGTTTACCGAGGCAGCAAATTACGCTGCCACGGTCAGCAATACAAACTCAGAAACCACAACCTACCAAACGTGGGCCACAGTAGTTCAGGCGGCGAAAGATGAGATTATTTATCATATTGCAAATCCGGGTTCAGGGTGGGATGGTTATGCCGCAGCGCGGCCAATAGCGGCGACAGCGACTCGCGTCACGCTATATCCGACCGCAGCCATCACAGAAGGAATTACTTCGGCGTCTGGCGTGACAACTACATCGAGCTGGTCTTCGCCAGGACTTTCCGCAAGCCTGTCATTTAAGGCGCGCTCAAATAGCACTTTTTCGCTGCAACGCCCAGCAAACGTCACAGTTATATCGCCAAGCACTACGGCGCAAATATCCACGCGTTTTACGACACAATCAGCATCCACGAGTTACCAAGTCTTTAATTCTTACACTTCCACCACATTTAGAACTTACGGCATTGGTAAATCGACCACTAGTGTTCCCTATGTCGGATTTTTGCCAGAGACGGTTTTTCGACAGTGGGCAAATGTTAGTCATCATGGTGTAGTTGCAACAAAAACCACCAGTTCTTTGGAAACTTACACCGTGGGCGCATATGTGACCAGCGAGACCAGCACCAACCAAGGGTCTTCGTCAAGCTACGAAAACATATTTTCTGTCGGATACGCAGACGTTACGGACAGAAGCGCGGATGAGGAGGAACAAGAATACAGCTACGCCACGCTGCCGGGTGGAAACACCACAATATCGACTGTGCAACTTGGCGTAGTTGGCATGGGGTTTCCTGCCACGCAGCAATATCGATGGGGAACAGCAGGCGTGGCCGTAGGCAGTAGCGCAGGAGGCTGGTTTACCGCAGACAAAACTTTTGCCATGGGCTTTGCTTATACCGCCGCCGACGGTTCTCGGAGGCGCGTCACAACACTGGCCGTAAAGAGCAACGAAACATGGACATTAAGTTCCGATTCCTTAAGCTACACAACATTGAGCGGCACAGACACCACGACAACCACCGCCTTGGTGGGGGTGGAAGGCGACACTTTTCAGCAACAGGACGGCACATCTAGACCGGCCAGCGCTTATCTTCATTTTGGCGGCGGACCTTTTGCCGATGGATGGACGGTGGTAGATGGAGCCGAGGTTGGAGCTTACTACGACCTTATTGAAGGACAAACAACATTCTTTACGGGGGGGGATACCGCTTACACTTTCAATGAAAGCGCAGCGATTCGTCGCTATGCTCTTATGCCTTGGGTAATACCTCCTTCGCCGATGGATCAAGAAAGTGGCATTTATTGGATTGAAAAGAAAAATAGCTATTACGACCTTTACTCCGCTCAAGCCCTTTCGGTGGACACGGGGCGCATGGTGGATGCTGAGTTTATGGTTTGACACCCGCCGCGCTGCCGAGTGCTGGCCATCGCAACATACGCAACCAAGAGCTATTTTCACTGCTGGCCCCAGTTCCTTAGGCGCGTCACCGCCGCCGCCGGGCACCACGCCGAGGCGCATTTCATCCTAGCCACCGACGAGTCCGACGATGCCAAGAAGGCCGTAGAAGCGGCCCGGCACGAATTGCCCGAGGGGTGGAAAATCGCAGCCATAACCCTGCCGCTCGAGGACGGCGGGGTGGAGGGCAAGAATTACAAAGAACCCGCGCAAATGCGTATCGCCGCATTGCAGGGCGCGGCCTTTGCCTTAGCGCGCAAGATTCGTGCCAGCGCCTTGTGGTCCGTGGAGGCCGACAACCTCGTGCCGCCGGATGCTTTGCGTGTGGCCGAGTGGGCGCTGGCCATGCCGACTGAGGACGGGTCGCCGTTTTACCATGTGGCCGCAGTCACCTATCCCAACGGCCTGTTCCTCGGAGGCAACGGCACGCCGAGAAATCCTATTTGTGAAGATTTTATTGAAGATGAGCGCAAGCTGCCGCCGCGCCTTGTGCGGGCGCTGGAAGCCTGCCGCGCCCGGCTGAAGGACTGCAAGGACAAGGACATCGGCGAGAAGGAGGGCAAGCGCCTCGGGCGACTGGCCGAGCGGGTGAAGAAATGCCCGCCAGACGGCAACGTCTTTGAGGTGAGCGGCAAACACGGCTGGCGCAGGCGCGGTTGGATGGACTTCGCTTATCCTGGCATCGGGCGCGGGGCTATCGTGCCGTCTGACTGGTGCGGCCTCGGCTGCACGCTAATGTCGGCACGGGCTTTGGCGCTGGCCACCTTTGAGGGCTACGACGGCAGGGGAACGCAGGATTTATTCCTCTGCTGGCACCGCTGGCACCCGAACGGCCTACGGATTGCGGCTATTCCTCACACGGCGGCGGATCATGTGAAGCGTGACGCCAAGGGCGAGAGCGTCCACCACCGGGCCTATCACGAAACGGAAGGGGAGTATCGCGGCCACCTTCGCCAGCGGCAACAGCCTTGGATGCCATGTTAGCCGAGATCCGCCCACTGACCGCCCACCTCGATGAGCGCGGGAGGCTCACCGAAATCTACCGCGCCACCGATGACGCGCATGGCTTTGGCCAAGCCTACATCACCACGGCCTCGGCGGGCGTCATCAAGGCGTGGCACCGCCACCGTGAGCAGTGGGACCGCTGGTATTGCGTAGCCGGTGCGGCCAAGGTTGGCCTATTCGACGCAGCCACGGGCGAGGGGCAGACGGTTATCCTTGCCGCCGACCACCCGCAGCTTCTGACCATCCCGCCAGGCATTTACCACGGATTCACGCCATGCCACGGCCATCGCGAGGCGGCGATATTGAATATGCCGTCGCGGCCTTACGACCCCGCAAACCCAGACGAGGAGCGGGTCGGGCCGTATCGGTTCCCGTTTCACTGGGAAGTTAAGAGCGGCTAACGCTTTGACACAGAGGCGAGGGGCAGGCTGCCATGCGTGTTTATATCGACCTTAATTCCCGCGCCTTTGTCGTCTCGCCCGTGTTGACCCAGCGGGTGACGGAGCTGCTCTTCACCCGGCGCGACATCGTGCCGGTGCAGGTGCAATTTGTGCGCGGCGGCGTGGTGGTCGAGCTGGCCGAGGGGGCCACCGGGCAAATGGGCCTAAAGAAAACCTTTGCTGGCGCGTTTTTGGCCAACGACGGCGCGTTTACCAAGAGCGGCACCGGGGCAAGCACGATTTACCAGTTCGACCTGAACCTCAACACGAC